AGTCCGAAACCATTCCCACTACCGGGGCGTTTGTTCTTGCTTCACCCCAGGTATCTACTGTTCTGTCGGCCCGTGTTAATGGTGGTGCAGAAGTCCAGACAGCCGACATGGCTATTGGTGCTACCCCGCCAACAATGGTTGCGGCAATTGCTGCCCTTACCGGTGTTATTGCGGCAGGCGGTATATCTCGTGCAACAGTAACTACTAGTCACACCGTTACAGTTGGTAATATTGTTGGTTATTCTTGCACCTTTACAGCAACAGCTGACTGGGATGTAACTCCTACAGCTGGCGACACCATGTTGGTGCCTACTGGTTCAGCATTTGCTACCGCTAATGAAGGAACATATGTTGTTCAGGCTGCATCTGCTAGAGTTATCACTGCTCTAAAGGTGATTGATGCTGCTGGTACTGGTGTGGTTCGTACTGCTCCTACAGGCGAAGGTCCTATCACCGCTGCTACAGTTGCAGACTTAGCCTGCTACAGCCCTGCCACAATTTCACTAGAAGCTGGAGCTGTTCTTCCAGGTTGTGGTAAGTCTCTAGAATTATATGATGACACTTCAATGACTTCTGTTGGATTGTTTTCTAATCTAGCTTGGACATATGATACTACAGCAGGAACAGTTACCAAGTCCGGAACCATTTCGATTTCTGGTACTCCAATTGTTCTAACATCGGCTCAGGAATACGCCGTCAATTTCAACACAGTTCGTCAACGTGATGGTATTTCTGAAGAAATTGTTGTTGGTGGAAGTCCAGTCCTTAGTATTGGTTATACCGGTACTACAGCATCAATGGTAATATCTAGTGGCGTTATGACTATTACACTGGTTGGAGGAACTTCGGCTTCTCTATCTCCACTTACAGTTACTCTTTCTGATTATCCTACTATTGGCGATCTTTGTCAATACTTCAATACCCTAGGTGGATTTACTGCGGCTCCAACCTTGGTAACTTACACCTCGGTTGATCCAACAACTCTTGATGCTGGTACTTATGGTTTTGCAACTGTAAATGGTGCAAAGACCGGACGCATTAAGACTGATGGAGCGGATTTTCTTGATGCAGTAAATACTCAATCAGTTCTAGTCGATGTTGCTCCTGTTGGGGCTGCAACAGCTCTTGTCGGTCTACCCGATGTAGCCTCCATAGGCTTTCTATCTGGCGGTTCTAGGGGCGCTACAACTAATGCTGCTGTCCAGGCAGCTCTGGATGTTTTACAGGCTGTGAGGGGCAATCTGGTGATTCCTCTATTCTCCAATAACGCGTCGGTAGACATTGCTGCTGGCATGACCGATGCAGCATCCACTTATGATATTGCGTCAATCAATAGCGCTGTGAGAGCACACTGCTTGCTCATGTCACAACTAAAACGCCGCCGGCGCCGGATTGCAATTCTTAGCATGGCAGACACTTTTGCTAATGATAAGATTGCCGCAGCGAATACTGCTTCACAGCGCTGTGCCATGACGTTCCAAAGTGTTCGTGACAATAACTCTACAGGAACCCTTACAACCTTCAAGCCTTGGATGGCCGCTATCAAAGCCGCTGCAATGCAGGCGGCTGGTTTCTATAAGGACATCACTCATAAATACATTTCAATCTCTGCCGCAACTGTTCCTAGTGGTGGATTTAATTACAACATCAACTCAAATCTTGAGGATGCTCTTAAAGCTGGGTTGCTACCTATTATCTATGATGATAGTGGTTACAAGTGGGTGTCTGACCAAACCACCTACTCTGTGGATGATAACTTCGTTTACAACTCAATTCAAGCAATGTATGTTCTAGACATCATTGCTTCAACAGCAGAACAACGAATGGAGCGAGCCTTTGTTGGCCAGTCCCTAGCCGATGTATCTGCCGAAACAGCCAAAACAGTATTCAAGGCTATTTGCGATGATATGATGCGGTTAAAGCTCATTGCTCCATCCGATGATGCTCCACGTGGAGTTAAGAACGTTGTCATTAAAATCGTAAACGGTAACGCTATGGTGGTTCAATGTGAGATTAAGGAAGCTACTTCATTAAAGTTCGTTTCTCTTACATTCATGGTGTCAGCAATTCAACAAACAGCTAATGGTTAATATGGATGGAACACGAAACCATATTAAAGAATTGCCCTAGCTGTCGATTAGAAAAACCATCAGAGGCGTTTGGAAAAGATAGTAGAACATCAACCGGTCTTCGTTCTTATTGTAAAAAGTGCTCTTCAAAAAATGGTAAAAAAAACAGAGAGAGGAATGCGGCTAGAGAAACTGTTTATACCCCCGACTTCAAATATTGCCCTGGATGTAAAATAGATAAGTACAAATCGGAGTTTAACAGATCTAAAAGTGGGGCAACCGGATTAACCTCCTATTGTAAAAAGTGCAATACATTACACCACAGAGAATTTAGGTATGGTGTATCAAAGGACTGGATTGAAAACACGTTAATTTTACAAGAAGGAAAATGCGCTATCTGTGGCTTTAGACCAGCACCTAACGATAAAGATTTATGTATAGACCACAATCACAAAACAAATAAAGTTCGAGGTATGTTGTGTTGTTCTTGTAATAAGGGAATTGGTTCTCTTAAAGAGTCTAATGAAATTCTACAGAACGCTATAGCTTATTTGAACAAACACAAGGAACAATAATCTTTTAGAAAAGGAATGGTGATATATGGCTGCTAAGGTTTTATCAGGTGCCCGTGCCAAACTCGGGTTTTTCGATGGCAATCAAGTAAATTACGTAGGAATCTTTTCTGACTGCAGTTATGGGGTAACTTATGATGTGCAACCGGCTTGGATTCTAGGACGATACTCTGCGGCTGAATTGGACTACACAGCAATGGAAGTAGTCCACGTGACAGCTAACGGTTATCGGATTGTAGACCATGGGTGGTTTGCAGATGCAAAGTTCCCCAGTCTAAACCAATTGATGAACTTTGGCTATTTAACACTATCGGTTCTAGATCGTCAGACTAATAAAGAAATTGCTCGTATTGACTACGTTAAGCCAGTAGGCGCAACGGGTGGGTTTAATGCTCGTCAGCTTTCTACTTCTACTCATACATATATGGGTCTATTGGTTTCTGATGAATCACAACCAGACAATACCGAATCCCCTGGAGCAATGTCTCTACCATAATAGGAGTTTTCTTTGCCAGAGGCCATAAGGGCCGTAATTAAGAGCGGCAACTCCGGCATTGATTTATCGTTGGTTTTTGCTGATGCATCCTTAACTCAGCTAATAGACCTTATCATTACCACTATAACCGGCGAAATAGTTCCTGGTGTTTATTTTTTTGGATGGAAGAATAGATGAGCCGTTAGGTGGAGAAATTGAACCACTAGCCAAGATTTTTGTTTGCGATATAGACATTCCTCTTAGTGGAAATGTTTTATAATAAACAACAATCTTAACTGGAATCAACATCTTTGTACCAAACATAACAACGTAAACAAAAAAGGAAAACAACAATGCCAATGAACACAGACCAATCAACAAAACATGGGAATCTAGGCTCTGCGGGAAGTCTGCTCCAAACAGCTATTGATGCATATACAGCTAAGGCTTTAGCTTTAGCTACAGCACAGACACAATTTGACTCTGCAAAAACACAATTGGATAATGCGTTAACTGGGTTTAATACATCTGACGCTCTTTTTGAGGCAGCATTCCCTCTTCCTGCTGGATATATCCCTCCCACCCCATAATTAAAAACTAGAGAATGTATGCTTAAGGCCCGCAAGGGCCTTTTGTATTTTAAGAGACAACAATCTTATTTACATGGCACAATTTCAAGCAGTAAATAACGATACAGTGATTGCCGTAGCTGGCGATATTGTCAAATCTTCTGGTCAGGTATTTGGAGTCGTTAGAGCGCAAGCTACTTCGGCCACAATAGCTCTTCTAGGGGCATGGGAAACAGGAGCAGCTATCGGAGGCACTGGCACTGTAAAAGATGACTTAGTAGAGGTTAACTGTGAGGTTAGCGTCTCTATTGGCAGTAAGTTGTATTTAAGCGCATCAACACCTGGTAAGGCTACAAATATACCTCCGGCGTATCCTTATTTTTTGGGTGTTGTTCTAGATAAGCGCACCTTTGGCGGTGTTCAAAAGGCTACGGTTATTTTGCACAACCAAGGGTGCGTAGTTTCCGATACTGGTATGGGGGTCTTGGTGGGTGTTCCTGCTACAGGAACAATAAACGTTGTGAGTGTTGCTAATTTAGTAGACAATGACCGATTTGTAATTAACGACGGTGTTCATTCAGCTATTCAATTAGAGTATCAAGTAACTCCAAGTATCAAGGCTACTGGTACAATTACTTGTGTCGCTAAAACCAACATCCTTGATAACGAAGGATTTACACTTAATGATGGAGTGAATCCTGCGACCCCATTTGAGTATCAGATTACTCCCAATGTATACGCAACAGGTACTTTGACCGCAGTTGCTAAAGCAAGCCTTATTGATAACGAAACCTTTACACTTAATGATGGAGTGAATCCTGCGACCGTATTTGAATTCAAAAAGACCGCTGATGTATACGCAACAGGTACTTTGACCGCAGTTGCTAAAGCAAGCCTTATTGATAACGAAACCTTTACACTTAATGATGGTGTAAATGCTGCTACCGTATTTGAGCTTCATGTTAAGGACGATATCTATGCTACAGGCAGTATTACTTGCCCTGCAAAAGCTTCTATTCTCAACAATGAAACCGTTACCTTAGACGATGGCGTTAATCCTCATTCAATTATCGAATTCAAGGCGTATGCCGATGCTTATGCTACAGGTTCAATTACTGCAGTTGCTAAGGCCAATCTATTAGACAATGAAACTTTTACTCTTAACGATGGGGTTAATGCTGCTACTGTATTTGAATTCCAGAAAACCCCTGATGTTTATTCGACTGGTAGCATTGAAGTTGTTGACTATACCAAACTGGTAGATAACGACACCTTCTCAATTGGAGATGGAATAAATGAGGTAACCTTTGAAATTGATGTATCTGGAGCATATGTTCCTACACAAGGATTTATTCCAGTTCATATTAACGGTCTTGCTACAGATGCCTTGGTAGCTGGTGCAATCAA